ATCCTGGTGCTATGTATCCGACTTTGATTAAAAACCAATCAGGCGGTTCCGGTCCTCTGTATATGAGTTCAGTACTCGTTCAGATGTCTACTAAACAAGAAAGAGTAGGAAAATCTGATAATAAAAATTCAAATGATGATGTTACGCCCTTATCTAAAGACGTTAATGGTTTGACTATGCGAGCATTGACAACAAAAAATAGATTTGTTCCTCCATTTTTGGAATGTGAGATGTATCTAAATTTTAGAACAGGACTTTCTAAATATTCTGGTTTATTGGAAATGGCAGAAGGTTACGGTGTAATCGCAAAACAAGGCCATAGATATGCTCTTGGAGAAGAAGTTTTAGGGTTTTATAAAGATTGGAGAGAAGATGAAACAGTCTGGAATAAAATCCTACCAAAACTTGAAGAGAAATTGCAAACAGAATTGAAGTTTAAAAAAGAAGATTAATAATTAATGCAACCAGCATCTCTATCTTTTGATAAAAAATTATTTGAAAAGGTTTTTATATATAATTGTTTAAAAGATTCTTTATATCTAGAAACCATAATCGATTACACCAAACCATCATTTTTTGAAAATGAAAATATTAGAACGGTTTATAGTGTTATACATTCATACTTCTGTTTACATAAAAAGATACCAAATTCAACAGAATTAAATCTTCATATTACTGATAATGACACTAGAAAATCTTTAAAGGATGTAATTATGTCATTTAAAGATATTGATAAAACCTATGATAAAGATGTTTTATTAAATATAACCGAAAAATTCTTAAAAGAAAAAACAGTATTTCAAACCGTACAAAAAACAGCAGTAGAAATACAAACAGGAGATTTCGATACTTCTAAAATTTTTAAAGAATTTGAAAAGGCTTGTAATATATCTTTGGTACATGATCATGGGGTGGATTATTTAGAAAATATAGATAAACACTGTGAAGATCTGTTGAAAACTTTTGAAACCATATCAACAGGATGGTCTTGGCTGGATGATAAATTAGGCGGCGGGTTTATGAAAAACGGAAAATCTTTATATCTGTTTTTCGGTCAAACCAATGTCGGAAAATCTATCTTCTTAGGAAATATAGCCACAAATGTATTAGAACAAAATAAAACAGTAGTCTTAATCTCAATGGAAATGTCAGAAGAAGTATATGCAAAAAGAATTAGTGCTTGTATTTCTGATATACCGATGAGTGATCTAAAGGAAGAAATTCCAAGTTTAAAAAAATATCTAAATGATTATAAAAGTAATCACGAAAAATCAAAATTAATCATTAAAGAATTTCCGCCTAAAAGTGTCACACCTACACATATTAAAACATATATACATAGATTGGTGAGAAAAGGAATTAAACCGGAATTAATAGTAATCGACTATCTATCTTTGATTTCAGCCGGAACAAAAGGATTAAATAGCTATGAATCGCAAAAAGAAGTAGCAGAACAAATAAGAAGCCTTTCTTATGAATTCGAATGTAGTATAGTTACGGCGGTACAAACAAATAGATCCGGTTATGGTGATAACCAACCGGAACTGGAATCTACATCAGAATCGATGGGAATTGCTCATACCGTAGATGCGCAAATATCTATATGGACAAGTGAAGAAGATAAAGATCTACATGTAATTCATATGGGTATAGTCAAAAATAGATTTGGTCCTAGAGATTGTCAAACTATTCTAGAAATAGATTATCCAACATTAAAGTTGAAAGAACCAGATGATGTAATTGACGATCTAGCTGTAAAATCTAAACCGATCAAAAAAACTATTGATTCGTCTTCTGATAATTTAAAAATCAAAAGCACCTTAGATATTATACAGAGTTTAGATAATGATTGAAAAATACTACATTTTATATAAATATATAAAATATAAATGGATAATTGTTTTCACATATTCAATCATAGAGATCTGGATGGGGTATTAAGTCTTTTAATTTTTAAATGGTTTTATCCAGAAGCCACTATTACGTATAAAGCCGTAACAAATCTAAATGTTGAGGCGCAAATAGAAGAACACTTAAAAAATATTATAAATCCCCATAATATATATGTGTTGGATTTAGCGTTACGAGAATCATTTAAACCGTTCGATTTACCTTTCGTGACATTTATAGATCATCATAAAAGATCTAATGAATTTAAAGATCTTTTTACAAATTCTAAAATATTAATAAAGGAATATAGTTCAAATGTAAAATTGACATATAAGATTTTAGAAAAAATTAAACCTATTACACTAACAGATGAGCAAAAAAAATTAATAGTGTTAGGAGATGATTTTGATTCCGGTGAAAATAAATTCGAAGATTCATACGATTTAAATATATTATTTTGGGCTTATTACAAAAATAATATTGGGAATTTTTTAAAAAAATATAATAACGGGTTTTTCGGAATTTCCGAAAAAGAGAAAAAAATAATCTTAGAATGTAAAACTCAAGCAATTGGATTATTGCGTGAACTTCCTATATTCAAAGGTTCAATAAATATCGAAGGTCAAAATAAAACTGTTATATGCAGTCACGGTGAAAGCGTAAATACTTTAACCTTGGACTATATGCTTAAAAAATATGAAACAGATTTATTATTTTTTATAAATACCAAGACCGAAAAGGTTAATTTAAAACAAAAAAAATCTGAAAGCAATATAGATTTAGCCAAATTTGCAACTAAATATTGCAACGGAAATGGACATAATCTATCGGCTGGTGGTAATATGACAGATATTTTTATGGAGTTGACAAAAAATTTTAAAGCTATATGATAATAACATCATCACAACAAATACAAGATCTACTAAATCCATCTGAACAGTTGGACATGTTAGAATTTGAAATGATTACTATGATGTTTGCCTCATATATATGCATAATCAAAAACAAAAAATTAAACTATTTAAATTTTTTAAAAATTTTAGTGGAAGATAAAAAAATACAACAAATATATTGTAAAGCATTAGGAGAAGAAAGCTTTCAAAATGTGGTTAAAACTTATTTAAATTCTACGCCTAATGTATATAAAAAAATATTCAGATCTAAATTCAATAAAAATATAAAATGCAATTAACCGAAAAAGAAAAAAATATTTACAACTGTTTTTTAAAACATTTCAGAAACGGAGAACCATTTAAACCTAGAAAAAATTTTAACGATATTTCAATATCAGTGATAACCGATATTAAAAAAGTATCTAGATTGTTAGAGAAATTTAATTATATAAATTGGGATGAATTTTTTGGATCGGTTAGAAGTTTAAATTCAGATGAAAAATGCCCCAATTTAAATTTTTTTACTACAAGATCTGCTATAAAATATTATAATTTATTTAAAAAACAACAAGAAAATAGAAATCCCGAATTACAGATCGATGATGTACGAAAAGGTATGCATCACATTGGAATGTTTTGTCTGAAGAATAAAATAAAAATAAATGATTATGTGAATCATAAAACAAATTTAATGTATTCTTGGATAAAAGATTACCAAGAACATAAAATAAATCTATACTGTATATTGGATTTAGGAGACATTTCTGGACAATTGAGCAAATTATCAGAAGACGAAAAAGAACTATATGCTAATGAAATATTTAAAGCCGTATCAACCGCAAAAATGAGATATAACACAAATCAAACTATCAAAACCTACGTAAAAGAAGCACATAAAAAAATAGAAACATTTTTAAAAAAACACTTGCAATAAAATATAAATAATGCTAACCTATAAAAGAATTAAAAAATTCAAATCATGAAATACAACACATCACTATTCGAATCTATCAAAGATTCTCTAAACAAAAAGCAAACAAACACAGATAGCGGTTTCAAGGATTTCCTTAAACTTGAAAAGGACAATACTTACATCGTAAGACTATTGCCTAATGTAGAAAACTTCGAAAAAACCTTCTTACATTACTATTCTCATATTTGGAAATCCAATAAGGATGGTTCAATTGTTAACGTATTTTGCCCTAATTCATATAATGAAAGATGCCCTGTTGATGAATATCGTTCAAAGGTTTGGAAATCTGGTTCAGAAGAAGAAAAGGAAAGTATTAAACCTTTGAAGAGAAATGAAAATTGGTTGGTAAATGTATACGTAATCAAAGATCCTACAAATCCAGAAAATCAAGGAAAGGTTAAAATCTTGAGATACGGTAAACAACTTGATAAGATTATTATGAACGCAATTCAAGGAGATGAATCTGATGAATTTGGAGCTAGAATTTTTGATCTATCAGAAAATGGTTGTAATTTGAAAATTAAAGTAGAAACAAACGAAGGAGGTTATGCCACCTATGTAGCATCTCGTTTCCAATCACCATCAGAAATTTCTGATCTTGAAAATCCAGACAGTGTTTATGAATCTATAAAAAATCTTGAGGATATTTTCAAACATCAATCATATGATGATATTCAAAATGTTTTGACTGTTCATTGGTTCAATAAAGAAGTAACTACTCAAAAACAAGATACACGGTCTACTATTGAAGACGATATCGATGATGATGATGTGGTTGTATCCAAAAAAGAAACCGAAAAGGCTTCTTCCACCGATAAGGCAGATATTGATCTTGATGATCTTTTAAAAAACTTGTAATATATGAATGATCCTTATGAAAATTTAGAAGTTGCAAAGCTGGCCGCTATTATGAGCGGCCAGCTACGCAAGATAGATAAAGAAACAGAATCTTCTATGCCAGCAAACAGGATAGATTTGCGAAAATTTCAACAACAAGTAGTAAATGCAGCAAATCCTAATTCTGCTAGAAACGTTGACTTTAATTATTATCAAAATCAAGATGAGGCTAGAATGATGGAATATTTAAATAATGAAGCTCTGTCTAAGGTTCCAGAATTAATTCCCGCTCCAAATTATATCCCACCTCAAACTGTTCATGTACCGCCTCAAAATATTACGCCAATTGTTCAGTCTATTCCTGAACCAGAGCCTATACAACAAGTCAAAATAACAGAAAATCCGGCCAATTATATTCCCAATGAAGAGTTAATGGTTTATATTAAAAGCATTGACAATTCATTAAAAGACTTGTGTTCTTTTTTGATTACTTCTGACTTTAAAAAAAACAAAAAAAATCAAACATTAAAAAAAACGAAAATAAAAACGACATCAACAGCCGACTATTTGATTCCAACAATCTCAAAGGAGAGGGAACTGGAATTGTTGAGAGAGAAAAACCTATATATGAAAGACATACAGAATGTCGAATAGAAAAATCTCCTTATCTAAGGAACATTTGGAAAAAATTCTCAAACCCATTAATAAAATTACTGAATCGTGCGTATTAAAAGGAAAAGCGGATCAACTTCATACGATTTGTTCAACCGAAGACAAATCAGTAATATTATATGCAAAATTAAAAATCTCAAATGTTCTAGAAGATGACCTAAAATTAAATCTTATAGGTATTAAGAAATTAATATCTGGATTAAATTCATTAGGAAATTCTGGAGATTTTACATTATCATTTCATGATAATTATATAAAATGTGAAATTGATGATAATGGTAAAAAAACACATTTAAAATATCATTTGGTTGATGATGACATTATTAAAGAATTTCCTTTAAAAATAGAAAAAATAACAAGTTTAACATTTGATACCGAATTCGATCTTTCGTCGGAAAATGCAAAAAGAATTCTTGCCGCTTCATCATTTGCTACAGAAGCTCAAAAAGTTTATTTTTCTTTAAATGAAGGTGTTATAAATGCTGAAATAACCGATAAAACTGTTCCAAATATAGATAGTATGTTAATACCGATCACAAATACTTGGATAGGGGAAGATATCGTTTCAGATTTTCCTATAAGTTTAGAGATATTTAAAAATCTAGTATCTTTAAAAAATAATATTAAAGTTAAGATAAATAATGACTGTAAAGTTGCGGTTTTTCATATTATCGAAGACGGTGTATTGGAGTTGAAATATATAGTATCAGCACTAATTAAATAGTGTTATGGCTAAAAATAAAGTTACAAATTGCTCATATTTCATAAAAAGAATGAGAGATTCTGGTTATGTGTGTGATAAACTCCCTATTAATTATAATGCAATTGACCCTCGTTCTTGGACGGTTATATTAGATCCGTATCAAACAAATGTTTTAATTACTTGTTTTAACAATCATAATGAGTTGGACGAGGAATATTTTGAATTGCATGACGGTGGCCAATATATAACAGAACATTTTAAAATTAAAACAAGTTCTATTGAAGTTATTATAGAATATCTAATTAAATTTGGTATTAACAATAAATCAATAAAATATTAAAAATAATTCAATATGACTAAAAGATCATCAAAAAATAAATCGACGGAAATAGCAAAAGAATCAAAAACTCCTAGTTTATCTTCTGCTAATATACAAAATATAGAAGAAAAAATTTTAACGGCTATTAATAATCAAGAATTGCAAAGAGGCATCGAAAGATGGATAAGAAATAACGAACAAAAACAAAAAGAAACTAATAGAGATCTTGGTTTATTGAGTGGTATTATAGGAGAATATTTAGATTCATATATATTGTTTGGCTATAATTTAGAGGGAGAGCGCATCATAATTCAAAGTCAATCTTCCCCAAAAGATCGTGATGCTCTAATGGAATTTTTAAAAATAGTTTTCTTAAAACATCATCAAGGAGAAATAAATGAGTGAAAAAGATCCTATTTGTACTACGGATGATTTTATTTCATCAACAAATAAATTACCAAATTCTAACACTTCTAAATTCCAAGACCCTTCGTGTTTAACCGGAACCGAAGGAGGTACTGGTGGAGGGTTAACTGGTGGAGGAATTTTAAATAAAGATAATTTATTTAGTTATATTCATCCTCTAACATCGCCTTATACCAACATAAATGATATAAAACCATTTTTGTGTGAAGTAATGAGAGTTGCTGGCTTATACCCATCAATAATCGACAATATAGATCCGGTTTTGAACCAAGATCCTGAAAGTTCATTACAAGAATACCGAGATCAATTATTAAATTTTGATGCTCTAAAATGTACAGGCGATCCTAGATTAAGTATGGGAGATTATCTAGAAAAAATGATGGGTGAATATATGCCTATCGCCGAAAAACAAGTCGAAATGATAAGATCAGGACAAGGAGTAGAAAACCCTTTAACAGCTGAATTTTTAGAAAGAAAAGCAATAGAATATGTAGAGAGTATTTTTTCTGAAAAAACAAAAAGATTTACAGATTATATTATTTCTATTTCTAAACCATTGTTAGAAGATGAAAAAGTAAAAGCGATAGAAAAAGCAAAACAAGATCCAAGATTTAATCTAAAAAATCATGATGGTAGTTTTAAAATTGATCCTTTTCCGGTAACTTATGCTGGATGGGAAAGATATGTTGTTGGTCATGAAATCGGAGAAACTGTACCTTTATGTAATAATCTAGACAATTTCGTTTATATGTTGTATGTAAAAATAGAACATTTCACCGAAAAATGTGATGCAAGAACCGGAGCAATGATAGAAAAAAATTCAAACCATCCTACACCAGAAAGAAAATATTTTAGGTATTATGTAGACCAAAGAGAAGTGGTTGCTAAAAATTTAAATGTTCCTTTAAAAATCACAAAAGAAAGAGGGTTCGAAAACGGCGATCATTTAATGGCTATGGGAACATATAGTATTCCCGACTATTAATATATTTTTTTTATATAAAAAAAGGCCGAAGAGTTTTTTTATTCTTCGGCCTTTTTATTTTTTTTATAAACAATCTTCGCTTAGTGAGAATCTAACTAAGTCTCTTGGTTTTATTTCACCGTTTTCGTCATATTCCCATTTTTGACTATTAGGATTAATGTCATAAATGATATCAAGACCTTTTCCTGTAATACTATTATTTATAGTAATTACATTTCCCGATAAATCTGTTGTTGTAGTAATAAATCCACCCGAAAGACCGCTTAGAATTGTATTGTTAGTAGTTACGGTAACACCATTAAAATAACCTTGAGGAGTTATTCTACCATAATTTAAATTATTTACAGGAAGACCGTATCTAGAATTTCTGGCTGATCTTCTTCTTGATGCGTTTGATCCTGTTCCAAACCCAAAGCCTCCTCCACCGCAACCAGCCAATGAATGGGGTCCACCAACAGGATCGTCCCCTTGCGCTGGCGCTGGATTGGGAGCTTCTGAACTAGGATCATCAGCCATATTCACCCATGCAGCATTATCAGCGGCTCTGGTCATTTGAGGGGCATCAAATTGATGAGAATGATCATCAGGAACCTTAGAGGAATTAGATGTAAAATTAAAAACCACACCAGCACCATATCCAACAAAATATCCAGTAGGAACCGGATGAATACCTATCATTAATAATATTCTATCGTAGACTTCTTGGAATATAGTTAATAATCCTTTAGGGGTAAGCATCAACATTTTTAAAGGATTGTCACGAACCAATACATTTTTAATCTTATCAAAAATATTAATACCAGCCGCACCACCTGTATAATATGTTGTTGCGTTTGAGGTTGATTTTGGTGATGAGTTAGAGGTAGTTTCAGATCTCATTGTTTTAATTTTGAGATGTTTTACCGATAAAGCGCCGTCTAATGTGATAGAACCTTTAACTCCTAGATTTCCAGATACGGATAGGTTTCCGTTCACCCCAACGCTTGGAGCAGTCAGACCTATACCTTTTGCTCCGGTTATATGCACCTTTTCACCATTTACGTTTGTAACGTTTTTAGATGTTAAAATTGCTGGACCGTCTGTAGAATTTAAATCTAAAAATCCGCCTGTGATAGATATTTTACCATTCGATTCCATTGAGATACCCGGTGATCCGGCTATCATTTTAATATCATTTGCAGATCTAAAAAATAAATCTCCAGCAGATGTTTTATTAGGCATGATATGTACAACAGTTGGAACTTTTTCTCCGGTTAGATGCAATGGATTCGCTTTAGCCCCTGTACCTTTTTTCATTCCAGTACATATACAACCGCAATCGTCTTTCAATTCCTTTGAACATTTAGCGTTGTTCATATGTTCACCACCAGCATCATAACCAGCGGAACCTACTACTGCCTGTACGATTGATCCCGCCTTAAAATTCTTTGCGCTTTCGTTTATTTCATTTTGTTTTTGTGAAAAAGTTTCGGCTGCTTTTTTACTAGCATTTTCCATAGAACTTG